GCCTGGGTGATGGCGTCGACTACCGGATCGATCGTTCGGTTGGTGTAGTTGACCATCGTCGACTCATCAGCGGTACCGTTCATCACCTCGGGGGTGAGGCCGAGCTGCACGTAGAGGAGATTGATCAGCAGCTGAACCTGATCAAGCAGGTTGTTGTCCGCCGGTCGATTGAGCTGTGTGATCCTCTCCGTGCCATCCGTGTAGGCGATTCCATACTGACTGCCCTTCAGCTGGAATTCGATGTCCTTGCGTCGCTGCTCGGCCTGCTGTCTGCGTGATTCCGACTTGATCACGTATGGCAACTGGATGATGAGATCGAGCTTTCCAGACGAGGACTGCTCATCCACACCATCCAGCAGGTTGATCTTGCGAATCAATCTCTGAAGCGTCGAATTCGGCTCGTTCATCACCGAGTACAGAGGATTTTCGACGATTGCCACCATCGACTTGGGAAGTGTCAGCTCTTCCTTGATTCCCGTGCTGTCGTTGTAGACGTAGACCCTGACAAATTTCGGATACCACATCCTGACTTCTCCGACACGCATCGTCAGAATATCGTAACCACCGGTGAGCGTCGGATCCATCGTCGTATCCACCGGGACAACTGCCGCCACACCTCGATCGAACAGCGTCATCAGGAGGTCTTGACGAAAATGACGAGCCGCCTGGTCGATATTGGCTTCCAGCGTGAGACAGTTGTTCAATCCGCTATCGATGTCCTCGATGTATCGATCCTCGTTGTCCAATCGAACATGGCGGATATTGATCGCGGCGCAGTCGATACTGAGTCGCGTGTAGATCGAGGAGATGATCGAACGCTCGTTCGAGAAGAACAGACGAGGACGATCCGGACGACCGCCCATCGACCAGTACTGCCCGAGCGCTCCCGAATCCACTGGTCCTGTCGGAGCAAACGTAGTGTCCGTCGAGAACGCGTTCCAGGCGTGTTTCAGCCTGCTTGTAACACCCATCAATCACCTCCTTTCAACTGACTGTCATGAATCTGCGAAACGGATTCGGTGCGGATAACGTGACCATGAGCATCCCGCCGTATGTCACCTGGGAATATGCGTAGCCGCCGTACATGTCAGGTCCCGAGTGGAACTACGGACAGGAAATTGTTACCGGCACCATTGCCCACAGCGAGTGAACTTGCCGAAGCTGGGTTCACCCAGAGCTCCAGCAGATCCCCGGCCGTCAACGAGATTATGTCGGATATGACCGAAACCGAAGACGTTGCAGAACCGGCCAGATCTCCGTAAGACGGAATCGGAGAGCCGTTCTTGTAGAGACCGACCCAAGTACCGCTACCCGAGGCCTGAGCATTGCCGTTGACCTGGTAATAGCCGGTGACCGGAGCAACGTATCGCCCATTCGCCAGATCGAAATAACCACCTGGATCGAAGCTGTCCGTATCCAGTGGTATCTTGTTCCAGCTGTTAGCCGTGAGACTGAGTGACGCATTGCGATAAGCCCTTGCCGGATGTGCGGGAAGTCCGCCTGCGGGAACATCTGCGGCCGTTTGTCCGCACAGCCAGTTAGCGCCATTGGCATGGGCACTGACAACCGTTCCCTCCTGTCCGCGCGCGACCGTGCCCGTGGAGGAACCCGAGGAATATCCCGTGAGATGCACGATCTCGAAGTTCGCATTCGGAGTGTTTCCCGACGGCGGATCTAGAACCAGCGGAATATAGTCCGGAGAGCTGACTGTGGAGAATGCCGGAGCAGAGTTGAACGTGATCCCTGATGGCGCCGTACCAGCAGACTGAAGAAGCTCCACCGCGATGTTGATGCCGTTTGCTCCAGCACCGCCCGTATAGCTCATGCTCACGTTGGTACCACTGGCTTGAGGTGAAGTCGTAGCCCAGGCACATTGAGCAAACCCGCCCGACGTATTGCCCACAGCCACACCGTTGATGATATTCGACTGTCCAGATCCGAAGCCACTGGGCTGTCCGGCACTGGCGTGATCCGCGTGGCAGGCGAAAACCAGAGAGTTCGGCTGAGTAGTGGTAAGAGATATGGATGTGGAGTTGGAGTTCTGAGCTTGAGCCCCCATACCCGCCGTATCCACGTTGTTCAGCACGAAACACCACGCAGCGGTGTTCGGACCGGAATATACACTCACCACCAGTCCAGAGATGACTCCGCCGACCTTGGCTGTATAGATCGCCACCGTGTCCAGGCTACCGCCGGAAGCTTGGCCATAGCCATGCCAGGTAAGCGCTCCACCCGAGTTGTCCGAGACGCTGTAGGTGGCACCCGATGACCAGCCGAAGGTGATCACCAATATCGTCGAATCCGCTGGCGCATTGAACGAATTCGTCACCATCGAACCACCGCTATAGTGCGTGGTATTGGGCGACGATGCGTCATACGCCATCGGACTGCTCGAAAGGCCACCCAGAGAAGCGCCCAGCTTGCCAACTGCGTTGTTGTAGCGAAGTCGAGTCATGCGGTCACCACGGATTCGAGGACGATTGTGAATCCGAGGTCAGCCGGACTCGCGACAGGGCTGGAAAATGCTAGGTCGAGCGCATCTCCATCTGATACAACCTGAGAATATGAGAACGACTGTTTCGTGGTCGTCACCGTCCTGGCCGATCCGACATTGGTACCGTTACGACGTAGTGTCACGTCGATGCTGGTGCCCGACTCGATCTTGGTGATGACTTGGATGATGGTCGTCGTTTGAGTAGAGCTCTTGGCCACAAATATGTCGGGAACGTTGATCGTGGCATCGAGCGTTCCCCCAACGACATAGCTCTTGGTCTCTCGGAATGTCAGAGAACTGATTCCAGCCGCTCCTGGAGGCCCTGACGGCCCAGTGGCACCAGCTGGGCCAGTTGCTCCAGCGGCACCAGGTGGACCAGTTGCACCAGCCGAGCCAGTTGCACCATCCGCGCCCGCTGGACCAGGTGGACCGGGCGGACCAGCGATCCCACTGGTAGAAGAGAGATCGATCGGGTTTCCGTCCTCGTCGTAGAGCTGCAACTGCTCCGTCAACGTAAGTGGATCAAGAGGCACGCCAGTCAGAAGCATGGCTTGGGCAATCGCCGTTGAGGAAAACCGTACCATGTCAGCTTCCGAACGTGTACCGATTGCCGTTGACCTGCATCCACCGCATAAGACCGACAAGGCCTGCTCCGGCAGTAAACCCCAGCGTCACGGCGATCTTGATGATGACGTGATCGCCGAATTGCGCCTGAATATCGGAAAGAGGAACTCCGCCACTGCCGTCGTCGGAGTCGTATCTCCAAGTTCCGGAAGTGGCCACCCATTCCTGAAGCGGTCCTGCGCCGAGACCCGAATACTCCTGAGAGCCAGGCGTGAATATGGCATCGTGCTGATTCCCGTCGCTGTCCCTGGTGTAGATCCGAGCGTATGGCTCCGATCCGGCAGTGAGTGGCACCATGCCTCGAAACCGCATGTAATATGCCAGATTCTTGACCGAGCTTAGCGGCTGCCCATCGAGACCGTGATAGCGAATCGATCCCCCGGCCGATGAGGCATCAGAATATGGCCCGAACACGAGTCCATCCGGAGTCATGATCACGCTTGGATTCGACGGCTCCCATGGCGTCACGGAAATATCTGAGACGAAGCTGAGCTTCTGCCCGAGATTGGCCCAACGATTAAGAGCCTCGCTGACCTGCTCATCGACATAAGCCTGCGTAGCGACGTCAGTGAGAGGAAATGTCCCGGTGTGATCCGCTACCGGCGCCAAACCCGGAGCTGGCGTTCCCGTCACATCGGAAAGCTCCATGAGAGTCGTAGGACCTGAAGAAGGAGCTGCAGCTGGCAAATATGCATTGCCATCCTCATCGAACAGAGCGACATGTCCCGCATGTTTATGCGGATCCCACACGACATTTTTCAACACGATGTATTGTCCGATGCCTTCCTCGGAAAATCCACTCATTCGAACGCCTCCTTGTTGGCTTTGTACGCAACATAGGCGTCCATGAGGGCCGCCACATTATCGATCTTCTCCTCCTGTCGCTTCTTCAGGAGCTTACGGTTGCCGTTGGTGTCTTCGACAGTGATGGCATTACCCATTGCAAACGACATGAGCGACTCGTCGAATATGAGATACCGATCCTCGGATAGCTTCTTGATCTCACCCAGAGGGACTGATTCGGTCTTAGCCCCTTGGATGACCTTGGTGATGCCGTACGGTCCGTTCTCAGCCTCCCACCGCGCCACAAACTCCTTGGCGTTGTAAGGGTCGTACCCGAATGTCCGGACGTCGTACTCATGCTGGTGGACATGTGCATCGAGATCATCGTAAACCTCCATCATGTCCAGGACAGTTCCCGGCATGACGTGTAGAGATCCTTCGTTGATGAACTCTTCGTACTTCATGCGCATGGCCACCTGCAACAGGAACAGAGTTCGCTCGGTTATGTAGCTTCGGGTCTTGACTCCGTACTTCTCTCTTCCAAGAGGAAACATGAAAGTGAAGGCACAGAAATCGTCGCCTTGTGAGAGGTCCGCTCCCATAGAGCAGGGCATCTGCCAGAAGTCACGACGTCGATGTGGAAGGGTTTCCTCGTACGTAAAGAAGTAGGTATAGCCCTCCATGGGGATACCGAACCGCTTGGCAAGAATATCGTTACGGCTTGCCGGGGCTTTCTCTGCTCGCTCGACATCTAGATGGTACGTCTCATAGGTCACCGTCTGTCCAAGATTGGGATTGGCCTTCACCCACATCGCCGGATCGGCTACTTCCTCCAACTCGTCCAGCTTGTAATGCCAGATCGAAACGTGCGGCGCGTTGTACTCGCCCTTGAGTATGTCCGCAAGTTCCATTTTGATGGTAT